GAGCATCGTCTCTCATAGCGACACACGGAGATGTATTTGATATAATGTCCTCACTTCCGATAGATAGCAGGTATAAGTTTATGCAGAACTTAAACGAGTTCGGTGCTGACGCACTTGCTAAGAATATCGAGTTAATGGATTTATCATACGACCCAGACGCACAAGTACTTGGGCATAGTAACGATATTATAGGATTAGTGAAAAATTATGTCAGTTAAAATAGATTATAGTAAGGATTCTATGCTTGATGAGTTTGCAATAACAACTCTCAAGGATAGATATATGATACCTGGTGAGGAATCACCACAAGAAGCATTTGCACGGGCAGCAATGTCTTTTGCAGATGATGACGACCATGCACAGAGGTTGTATGATTATGTCAGTAAATTATGGTTTATGTTCTCTACTCCAGTTCTATCAAATGGTGGAACTGCTAGAGGCTTACCCATAAGTTGTTTTTTAAATTATGTGGACGACAGTAGAGAAGGTATTACAGACCACTTTACCGAAAATGCTTTTCTAAGTAGTTTTGGTGGAGGTATTGGTGGTACATGGAGTGATGTTCGTTCCTCAGGAACTAAAACATCAAAAGGCTCTGAGTCCACTGGTGTAGTACCATTTATGAAAGTAGTAGATGCGGAGATGTTAGCATTTTCGCAAGGTGTAACTAGACGGGGTAGTTACGCATCTTATCTACACATAACTCACCCTGAAATAGAGGAGTTTTTAGATGTTCGGAAGCCTACAGGTGGTGATACTAATCGTAAGTGTCTTAATTTGCATCATGGGGTTATCCTTAGTGATTCCTTTCTTGAGCATATTCACATGGCAGGAAAAGTTGATAATTATGACGATAGCTGGGACCTTGTGGACCCTCACACACTTAGAGTGGTTAAAAGAGTTTCTGCCAGAGCGTTATGGGTAAAAATACTCCAGAATCGTATGGAAACAGGCGAACCATATATAATGTTTGAAGAAGCTGTCCAGAATGATTTACCAGACTTTCAGAAAAGAAAAGGATTACAAGTGCACCATAGTAATCTATGTAGTGAAATAACACTTGCTACAGATGAAGAAAGAACAGCAGTGTGTTGTCTTTCAAGTGTAAATTTGGAATACTATGATGAGTGGAAAGACCACCCAGCATTTATACCAGACTTGATTCGTATGCTCGATAATGTATTAACATCATTCATTGAGAAGGCACCAAGTCAATTAGAAAAAGCCAAGTTCAGTGCTTACAGGGAGAGGAGTATAGGACTAGGCGCAATGGGATTCCATGCATTTCTACAAAAGAATAATATTCCTTTTGAGAGTGCCATGGCTTCTCAGTACAATTTAGAGATGTTTGACTTTATAAAATCAAACGCAGACATAACTACTAGAGAATTAGCACTAGAAAGAGGAGCATGTCCAGATGATGACACAGCTTCAGTGCGAAATGCACACTTACTTGCTATTGCACCTAATGCTAGCTCTAGTATTTTATGTGGTAATACATCTCCAAGTATCGAACCGTTTAGAGCAAATGCCTATACGCAGAAAACTAAAACAGGAAGTAATCTAGTAAAGAATAAATTTTTAGATGAACTTCTTATGAAGAAAATCGGTCATACTGATATGTATGAAGAAACTTGGAAAAGTATTATTGCAAACCGTGGTAGTGTTCAACATCTAAGTATGTTAGATGATTGGGAGAAAGATGTTTTCAAAACAGCAGTTGAAATCAATCAAGCCTGGGTTATCGAACACGCATCACAGCGACAGCCATTCATATGTCAGTCGCAAAGCTTAAACTTGTTCTTTCCACCAGATGTAAACAAAGGTGAATTACACAATATACACATGTTGGCATGGGCAAAAAATTTAAAAACATTGTATTACTTGAGAAGTGAAGCTATCAGTCGTGCTGATAATGTAACTGCTCAGGCTAAACGAGAGATAATCTTCGAGAACGAAGAATGTCTAAGCTGTGAGGGATAAAATGAACTTATTAGATGAAAGAGAATACTACAAGCCTTTTATTTATCCGTGGGCTTTTGAGAAGTACAAGCGGCAACAACAGATGCACTGGCTTCCAGATGAAGTACCACTTCAAGATGATATAAAAGACTATAACCAAAAACTGACTGAAGATGAGAGAAGACTGATAGATAATATATTTAAGTTCTTTACTCAAGCTGATGTCGATGTATGTTGTGGATATGCAAAACACTATCTTCCAACATTCAAACAACCAGAAGTAAGAATGATGCTAGTGAGCTTTGCTGCAATGGAAGCAGTTCACCAAGAAGCATATTCTCTACTACTAGAAACTCTAGGTAAATCAGATGATATGTACTCAGAGTTTTTTGATATACAAGCCATGTCAGAAAAGCATGACTATCTAACAGATTTTAACATGGAAACAAAACATGATATGGCAAAGACGATGGCAGTCTATAGTGGATTTACAGAAGGAGTACAACTATTCAGTAGTTTTGCTATACTTCTAAACTATCCAAGACATAACCTTATGAAAGGTATGGGACAGATTGTTACATGGTCAATTAGAGATGAGAGTCTACATGTAGAAGGCTTATCAGAACTATTTAGAACTTTTATGAGAGAGAATCCAGAACTGTGGAACGATAAATTAAAGTATGAAATCTACTGCGCTGCTGAGCGTACCGTAGAATTAGAAGATAAATTTATTGATGTTTGTTTCGACAAAGTCACAGTACCAGACCTAACTGCGGCGGAAGTAAAGGAATATATCCGATACATTGCCGATAGAAGATTACTAGGTCTTGGAATGAAAGCTATCTTTAAAAGTACAGTAAATCCGTTACCTTGGATTGATATGCAAGTTAACGCAGTTGAGCATACCAACTTTTTTGAAAACCGTGCTACCGAGTATGCTAAGGCTAGTACACAAGGAAATTGGCAGGATATATTTAAATGAGTACAATTACGATTGACGAAAAAGAGTATGAAATCGAAAACATGTCAGACGAGGAGAAGTCTTTAGTACAAGCGATGAATTACTGTGATGCTAAAATAGCTGAAACACAGAATCAACTTGCAGCACTTAAGACAGCAAGACAAGCATATGTTAACGATTTGGGTAGTAGATTAAAGAAATGAAAATCTTTGTAGGATTCGAGACAGAATATCCTGAAGCATTTGAAGTATGCGCAGAGTCCATACGACGATACAACCCGAATCATGAAATCATACCGCTGATAAAATCAGAGTTAGAGGAGCAAGGTCTATATACTAGACCGTATCAAGGTGAAAGCACAGAGTTTGCTTTCACTCGTTTCCTCGTACCTGCCTTATGTGAGTGGAAAGGCTACGCACTATTTTGCGATGGAGACTTTATGTGGCGATGTGACCCACAAGAAATAGAGGACTTTGCTAAACAGAGTTCAGAATCTCCAAGTGTGTGGGTAGTCAAACACCCTCCATTTTTAACAACACCGCATGAAAAGATGAAAGGCAAAGCAAATATGTCTTATCCAAAAAAGTATTGGTCATCTCTCATGTATTTTAATAACGATAAATGTTTTTCATTAACTAGCGATTTAGTGAACTCATGGTCTGGAAAAGACTTACATGAATTTGCTTGGGCAAGTGAGATTGGAGATTTACCTGCAGAGTATAATGCTATGGTAAATTATTACAAATTTAAAAACGCAAAAGCAGTTCACTTTACAGATGGTGGGCCGTGGCTAGATATACATGATGACATGCTTTACTCAACAGAATGGCTAAAACACTACAAGAACTTACACATAACAAAAGAATCCTATTAGTAGGAAACTCAGTTGAAATATTACAACATAATCTAAAAGATAAGATAGAATCATATGATACTATAGTAAGATTTGGACAGGGATATCCTAGAGACCATAATAAAGATAGAATAGGAAGTAGAACAGATATCTGGGTTACTGGCTATCTTAGACAAAACTTTTCCAGATTCTTTGAAGATTCTTTGAAACTACATAATAGATGTCGAATACACATGGGCAAACACGCAAAAGCAGGAGAACCAAAGTTTGACCATATTACTATGTTTTCTGATAAAGAAATATTAGAGATAAATAAAGAATTAGGAGTAGTAGAAAATGAAGCATTAGGTTGGAGACCTTCTGCAGGTTTCTGGGCTATATTATTTTTTATTCGTAAGTGTAAGTATAAGAGTCTTACTTTGATAGGTTTTGATTTCTTTTCTAAATCTTTGCCTTTTAAGACAGGCGAAGACTGTCCTTCTAGTTGGCATATGCCAATATCAACAGTAAAAACAAATCCTCACAACCCTAGAGAAAAAGAGTTAGTTCTCGAAATGAGAGATAAAGGTATTCTTGAATGGATAATTTTGTCTGATTTGAAGAAAGAAACTCTAAATCTTTCCTAGTCTATAACCTACTTTTAAAATCTTTTCAAGAACTTGCTTCTGTTTATTTGATTTAATTAGTAGTCTTTCATTCAACTCATGGTTTCTAAACTGTAAAGGTATTTTATCAATCAAAGACGAATATAAGTCCCAAGGCATAGCTAGTTGTATACCAGTAGGTAAATTAGCATATTCTTCTTGCAACCACTTATTTTGAATATTTAGTGTGTAAGACTTTCTTAACATTACATTATAATTTACTAAATCTTTTAGACCTATCGCATCATGCTGTATTAAGAAATCATTCTTACCATTCATATAAGTAGGCATACTATTCCAACTGTAAGTCATAAGACTTTTCATTAGTTGAAGATTACTAGAAGTTTCAATTTTAGTGTCTATGTTTACATCGTTTGGATATTTATTTCCCCACATGAATACATCATCATCATGCATAGTTTTTAGAATATCATAATTTATAATTACAAATTCGGGGTCGAACTCGTGAGGATTATTAGCTTGTACTGGCGCTTTAAGAATTTTATAGTATTTTTTGTAAGTTGGGTGTTCGTTAAAAACCTTCTTCCACGATAAGAACGATAAATTCTTCTTGAAAAAATTTTCGGGTGGTAGATTGTTACCAATAACTTTTCCAATGAAAATTCTATTTCCATTTGCAAAAACTAATCTTTTACCTAAACCAGGAGTCTTATCAGACCACCAGTTTTTAAGATGACACATCTGTTTTGCGGTGTCTTCCGTATTCCAAAAAGATTCATATATTCTAACCTGTTTGAAGTTATCTAGCATCCATCTAACTTCACGGTCTTTCCAATTAGCCTCGTCTACATAAACATGCAAACGCCAGTCCTCGTCTTGTTTATCGAGTAGTGATGCAAGAGTGAACATAGTCCAGTCTTTTTTATATTGTGTTATTATTTCAACCATTTATTACTTTAAACTCCCAGAAATTATTTAAATAATTTTCTAATCTTTCTTTTGCGTCCTCATCAAAGTTAAATATTATACCTGACCTTTTTGATGAAAACAATTTTAATATTGTATCTTTGGCATTAGTGCCTGCTAATGATTCATAAAAACTTTCATAGGTTAGTAGATTCTTTTCTCTATCCTCTACAGGATATGATACTAACTTAATTGGCTTGCGTAACAGTAGTGCTATGAGTCCCATTTCACTATTCTGAGCAGTTGCCATCTCTTTACAATTCATTAGTAATTCAAAACCTCCCTCTTTTTTACCTAGTACATTTTCTGCTCCAAATGCTATTCTAAGTTCTGCCATAAATATATGTGCAGTAATAGGGTGTGGTTTTATTTTCCAACCTTCCTTTACCAGTGCTCCGACTCTTTT